AATGAGAGTGAATTTCATACTTCCGATTCCTTATCTTCAATACATGTAGTATATCACAGAATGGATTTATTGTCAAATTTCACTACGGTGTGGGTGTTTGTCTTTGCGACGGTATTGTGTTTTGGATTGTACGACCTTAGGTTTGAACGGAGTGTCGTTTTGAAACAACACTCTGTGTACCCGGCGTTTGGGTTCTTTTACAGTGAAGGATAGTATTTCTCGTTTCATAACCCATATTATAGCATGACTACTATTTATTGTCAAGAGCTATTTTTATGGATTCTAGTACACTATCCCATTTGCCATCACCGTTCTGTCGGAACAACTTCATACAGTTATAAAATGGACTGTCACTACGATTTAAGAACCAACGCCAATCACTACCATAGTCACTTAACATCACCCAAGTAGGTACACCAAGTGCTCCACTCAAATGAGGGATAACAGTGTCGATTGTAATGACCAAATCAAGTTGGCTAATCAATCCTGCTGTGTTATAAAAGCCAGTTAGGTCATTGTGAAAGTCTCTGACGTTGTATTGCTTTAATAAAGATTTTGCTTCATCATCTACTTCGTATGACAAACTGATAAACTCATAGTCATCAGTAACAATGGATAGCAATTTGTCAAGTTCAATTCGTCTAAACTTTGTAATGTATGCTACTTTGTTTGGACTCCATAACAAGCCAATACGCTTTTTAGTTTTAATACCTAATTTTGTTTTCCATGATTGTTTCATTCCTTCATCTACATCTAAGTAGGGAGTAGGATATGGAATAGTGTCAATTGTTGTTTTGAAGCATTTAGGTAAATCCATCAATGCTACATGAAAGTGATAACCCGGTAGTGTTGAATCACTATCAATTACTTCTACATCAGGGAAATTGTATTTGAACAACTCATACGTAGGCTTTTTAGTTACAAGTAAAACATTTGCCCCTTGACCCTGTAACAGTTTAACATATCTAACAAACTGAATATTGTCACCAAATCCTTGTTCATAGTAAACAAGAACACTTTTACCATTGATATCTTGTGAACCATCATACTCTGGCCCAGGAAGATTAGGCTTCATGTTAACATCACTTTGAAAATACCAACGTGATTCGTATAAATCCCAACCGGTAAGTAAATCACCCTTCATCAAGTGACATACGCATTCGTTTAGTTCAAAGTTAGGATAATTGGGTTTAAGCTTACGTGCAATTTGCATGAATGAAATTGCCAATTCAGGCTCTAAAAATTCACGCAATGTGTTTCCATAGTTGCTATATGCAGTTGGATGTTTAGGGTCAAGAGCAAATGTATGACTGAATGCTATCAATGCCTCACGATATCTACCTAAATTGCGTAATGCTGTGCCTCGACTTAGATGGCTTTCAACATAGTTATGTTGACATGGTAATACAAATGCTTCCAGTGCTTGTTCATCTAATCCAAGCTGGCAATAGGTAACACCCAAGTTGTGCCATGCTACATAATTTTCTGGTTCTGTTTGAAGGAAGCGTTCATAGCAATTTCTTGCCCCTTCGTAATCTTTGCTCATGTAGCATTGATTACCTATCTCAAAATCGTTCATATTAATGATAATTCAATACGCTTAATGTTTTTGATGGTGAATGATCGCCACTCTTGTTTCTCAACATCAAACACACGCAATGCCTTTGTGCTTGTTGTTTCTTTGCGAGGCTTTGCATCTTCTTTGATAACGACAGGAGGCAACTTGTTTGCTTCAAGTGTGCATTTCATAACACGCTCAGTGCCATCAACCTTAGTGAATGTGATTTTAGCTTCACTTACTGACAATATATCCTTGAGCCATTTGTGAAGCATAGGCTCAACACGGTCATCAATTTCAATTAAGTTGTTGGGGTCTGCCCAATTAATCATTTAGAAACTCCTAATACAGTTTTAGCACGAATTACAAGGTCTTCATCTGGGTCAGTAAAATCATAACCCTGTTCAATCAATCGTAGTGTATAATACTTGTTGAAGAACAAACCAAACAACAATGCTGTAACTGTCCATAATGGCAATGTTACAAGATGAAAGATTAAACAAATCAGTGATGCTATCAGATCGCCTCGATATAGTGGTACTAACCATCCTAAATTAAAGATGCCTAGAAAAAAGTAACTGTAGCTGAAACCAATATATCCTGTCTTTTGGATACCGGTTCTACGGTGTGTCATTTGAATTTGTGTTGCCATTATTGTATCATCATTCTAATTAAACCAATACTATCAATACTTACAAGTAGCATGTAGTTAGCCAACATGCCAAAACTTTTCCGAGTAAAAGCAGCCCAAGCATAGAGACCACAGCCGAAGATCCATATAGGATACATATATAGTAGGGGCGGGTTGGGGACTGTAAAAGCCATTGTGATTGAACACCCAACTGAAATAGCCCATGCAAGCAACTCAACGCCAAAGCGAAAAGGATTAGTCCTGTAATCATCTTTGATCCATTTAAAAACACCGTATAAAATATCGTTCATTATTGACTACAAGTACGAGTCCGTGTTATAGTACCATCTGGATGCTGAGTTTCAGTCCAAGGAGTACAGTTTTGATTTTGTTGAACCACAACTGGTTGTTGCTGTACAACTACTGGAGGTTGTTCTACGATTACTGGTCTTGGGCGACTTAATTCATACCCAATCACACCACCAATTAATGCTGGTGCTACCCAACCGCCACCGCCCCAACCACCGCCGCCATAGTATGGGCCACGATAGCCACCATGATAGAAGCCATGTGCTGATGCTGAACCAGCTAACAAAACTAATGACATTGCTAAAAGAACTTTTTTCATAACGATCTCCTTGTGTTACACTTATATAACGTGTCAGTCTATAGTTCCGTTGACACGATGACGGTCGATTACCTCTTGCAAAATAATCTCTATCATATTATTTAGTGTTATATCACGCTTATGCGCTTCCATAGCCACCTGTAGCAACAGACTATCTTCTAAATCAATGAGCACTTGAATGCGTTCATCCCATTCTTCACCGTTGAACATGGCAGTTGCTTTCTCTAACCAGTCTTCTGCTACTTCTAAATCAACCCACTTAACATCATCCCAAGCTTGGTCGGGATCGACATTACGTTCTTTTGCTTCACTCAAGTAAGCATCTTTGTAGAATGGGTTTGTCCAACGATATGGGTTTGAGTCAGATGACCATGCATCACGTTTGATGGATGCGTCTGCTTGGTATATAGTTTGGTCGACTGTGCTATAAAGTACAGTCATGTGAGCAAAGTCACTTTCATAATCTAAGAACCGTGCATCAGGAAAACAATTCCATTGATGCTCTGCCCCACTGGTAATCTTATGATTGAACGCTTCGTTTATTTGACTTAGGTACATTTTGTAATTCCTTTAATAGTTTATTACATTCACTTACTACATGCTCTGGTACATCTTCTGTATCTGCTAAAACTTCCTTACAATGGTAAGTTATTGTCACAGAGAAAGGATCTACCTCTTCTTCAATGTCATCTGGTGGTACACTCAACCACCACACTGCCACCACTATTGCTATAATAATAGCACAGGCTTTGAATAAAGTCAATAAGAATGATTCCCAAAATGTGTTCATACACCCATATTTATACTACGGTGATGATTGTATAATTTTATCAATGAATAAAAACACATCTGCAATATTAAATGCAAAAATGAAACCATCAATATTTCTACTAAATGTACTAGAGTATTCTACATTGATTAAACGATAGCCACAAAATAGAGCCACAAATAAATTTAAATATATCATGCTACTATCCAATTATTATTTTCTTTATATTCGATGGATTCGGCACCATCATATTCATTTATTTTGAATTCTGTTCCTACTGGCATCCATTCTACTTCTAAATCTTTCATACCACCGGTGTAGATATCTGGATACTTTAATGTTACGTATGTTGCTAGTTCATTAAATTTTTTTTCTTCAACTAACTTTACAATTGCTGGGTCAAAAAGGATTTCAGGACATTCATAGTTCCATGAATACCAACCTGCACCAAAGCCTGGACTGTATAATACAGCCACATAGCCATCTTTAATTAATTTGTTCATTCTAATCTCCGGAATCTATTTGATAACGATCACCGCAATACTTGCACTTGTAACCTGTCAAACAACGACCATCATTGGTACTTGTATAATTGTGAGTGCAAGGTTCTCCGTCACTATTCAATCGTACTTCACCTTTTGCGGATCCATACATATATTGTCCGCCGCAGTTATGACAATGGTGATGTGTCTTACCCTTATTCCAAGAATAAGTTTTTTCATTTTCTGTCAATTCAACTTGACAGGTCCCATTACACACAGGACATACTCCATATCCATCTTTCATTTTAGAATCCATCTTTCAAAATTATTGCCAAACCCATCACAATGACAGGCAACATTACAATAACCAAATTACTAATTGCTTGCATCATATCAATTCTCCTGTTTCATCATTGACACAGCCTAGGTAGACTGCTTGATAAATTTCTTCTGGGTTAAATCCCACACCATCTTGAGCATTGTGTCGGTTGATAAACATTTCCGCCTCCTCTTTGGTATTGAATTCAAATTCACGCTTGACCTTGTGAGTTTGCAGAATACCGTGGTACACGGGGTGGACATAAACGATGTGTACAAATTGTGTCATTACTTTACTCCGAATGTGTTCAATACATGTATTATATGCCCAAAACGATTTATTGTCAACTTCTGAGGTAGTCAAACAAGTGAACCTTATCGTAAGCATTTTTGACTACGGGAAGATTGTTGCGCCATAGTGCGAACTTTGTTACTACCTTTTCTGTGAAATTCATAGGTCGGGTAGTAATCGGTGATAGTAGCACGCAAAGTAATACTAAAAGTACTATAAATGGAATCACCGGGAGGGTGATAGCCCAAAAGACTACATCATATTGTAAGTTGGGATTGATTTTCATTTGACTCCGAATGTGTTCAATGCTGGTTGCAATGTATTAATCAATTCAGTTTCACGGGCATGTGCAGGGCGCTTGCCACGCACAACTTCCAACTTACCGAATACAAAACGCTCGGCACCACGTTCACGCAATGCACGGCTCAGACCCCAATCTTTGTTCTCAGTCAGTGCCCGTTGCATGTGCTTTTGCATACGACGGCGTAGTGTCTTAAAAACGTTACCATTGAATTCCATTGCAGTCAAACCAATGTAGTACTCAAGTGTTACTTTATCTTGGATGAAGTAAATCACTTGATTTCTATCAGTTCTACGCTTGCGGACGATTTTCGAGTTCATAAGTGTATTATACACTAAACGCCATTTATTGTCAAATTTTGGGTATTTTCGCTAATTGTGAGTCAGAGTCAAGTCTTAGAAAAAGTATCGGTCCTAGCGTCCCTGAGACACAAAAATGAGTACTTTTGTACTCAAAAAGTGTACTACTTTTGTTTACTTTCGATGACTTCTAGGATCTTCTGTTCAAAGTGTTCAGAATAGTGTCTTTCATCCCTTGAGTTTTCGCTGTTGGGATATTGTAGACATTTGTTGAGTTTGTCAGCAAGTTCCAAAATTTCTTTGACTTTGGGGTTGACAATGAAGGTATATTTTGACATATTATCTTCCTTTCTCGGGGGTTGCTATCTACTGTAACTACAGTTTAACATAGAATGGATTTATTGTCAAATACATAATATGATGATAAATAAGGCTGAGACCCTAGTGGTCTTAACAACACAAAGGGGATTTCTTATGAAAAAAACGCTAATTGCCGCATTATGCGGAGTAGCTTTGTTATCTGGATGTGCGACTGGGGATGAGTATCGTCAGTATGCAGAGGCACAGAAGTCAGTAGCGAATGCTAGAGCAATGGCTGAGGCTGCACGTTATCAGGCCCTAGCTGAAATTGCTAAGTCTGGTGATACTGCTGCCAAAGTTGCCGCTGTGATGACATTACAAAACGGTGGTGGTGGTCAACCACAACAAAACCAACAAATTGGTATGCCAGAAAGCTGGAGCGACAAGGCTTTACGTTGGGCACAAGTAATTGTTCCAACTGCAACACAGACATTAACTGCTGTGTACACAGTTAAGAAACAAACTGACTTGGCTGCTATACAAAGTAACAATCAGGCTGCTGTTGCAACCAGTACTAACAATACATTTGCTAGTATGAGTGGTAACATGGCAAAGTCTAACACAGACATTGCTAACTCTGGATTTACTGCTGTAACTACTGTTGCTAATAACGGGTTAAGTGCTATGACAACTACAGCGGCTAACGGTATGACTGGTATTACAAATACTGCTAATACTGGATTTACTGCTGTTACTGGTGTTGCTAATACTGGATTTACTGCTGTTACTGGTGTTGCTAATACTGGACTAACATCTGCTGTAGCAATGAATGCAAATTCTAATGCTGCTATTACTGCTGTTTCATCAGCGGCTAATGCTAGCATACAAGCTATTAGCAGTCAGTTGTCGAAAATACAACCAAACATTACAACTACCACAACAACTACAAACAATAACACAACTCCACCTTGGTTCATTAATGGATCAGGTCAGTTGACAAACGGATCATCAACAAGTACATCAACTGGTACATCAACTGGTACATCAACTGGTACAACGACCGGTACAACAACCGGATCGCACACTGGTACAACATTAGGACCAACGTCAAGTTGTAGTACTACTGGCTTTACAGTTGGTGGTTGCACTCCGTAATTTGGATTAAAAAAGGAGCAATGCTCCTTTTTTTAATGTAGTGTTGCTCCCATTGCGGAGTTCATGTAGAGTTTGATTTCTTTACGCAGGTCCTTTTCAGTGTAACCTGCTTCTGCCATTCGTGCAATCATTTCAACAAACAACCCATGTATTGCCATTCCAGGCACATAGTCAGGGTCATCGTTTTCAAACTCAAACTTGTCTAGTTGGGGTAATAGTGTTTCTTCAAGGAAGTCACTAGCGAGAACTACACTGTCCTCAATTAGTTCTACTTCGTCTTTAGTTACTACCAGTTCTTTCATTGAGGATTTTGATATTGTCATACTTTTATTTATCAGTTGAATATTCGTAATTAACTGTTTCTATATTTTCTCTAAAAACAATTGCTCCGTTCTTCATATGGAATCGTCTTGCTACTTCTGTCTTTGGGCTGAGAGTTACAAACCTAGTTACACTTGGGTATTGTTCTTGTATCCCTTTAACGGCTTGAATTAACAAGTCACGACCTTTACCTGCTTTATAACTCCAGATGGTATAGAATACTGCTGTAGTTGGTACTTGTGAGGTTTCTTTCAAATCATTAGTATCTGCAGGAACAAAATCATGAAAGCTAACGCATACCATTGCATCCGGATCATCTTGATTGCTAGCAAGCGCAGCAACCATTCTACCATCACTAACTCTAAAGTCAGTAGGTATTTCTGGACGAACAGGATCGTCTTTGATAAAATTTAATAATTGGTGTGTGATGTCTCTGATGAAGTGTAACATGGTGTTCTCTTTTTTGTATTTATACAAGGACGCAAAATATGCTATTATTTTGTTGGTATTTGGAACACCGATAAATATCACTATGTCAGAAGTTATACAATGGTCCACTGGTCTAAATGGATACAAGAAACATATATTAGACAATAACGATTTTACTACAGAACTAACCGAATGTCAATTTGAAACGGGTAGAAGTGTGGATGACATGTTCTATGACCACGTAGTAGATCGTCCAAGTAGTCCAGTTGAATTACTGTACAGTGGTGGATTGGATAGTGAATTGGTTCTTATGTCATTGTTGAGGTTGAAGATCCCAGTAGAAGCAATGACTATGGTCATCACTATCAAAGGTGCAATACTCAATGTTATAGACCTTTACTATTCTGAAAAGTTTTGCAGAGAAAACAACGTCAAACAAAATCTATTTTACTTTGATGCAATTGACTTCTATGAAGGCGAAAAGTATTTAGAGTATGCGCTACCATTAAAAATCACAGAACCGCATGTTCCTAGTCACATGTGGTTGATTGAGCAATGTCATAACTATCCAATTATTGGTGGCGATTGGCCCTGGCTACAAGCAGAAAAAAAAGTATTGAGTCCATTCAAGTTGGCATTCAGTAGCTATGAACGATTTATGCAATCAAAGAACATACCGGGTATAGGCAACATGATAAGTCACAGCTTTGAATCTAGTTACCATTTTATTGAACAGCATATGAGAGAACATGAAAAGGGCAATGATAAATTTCATACAGTACCTTTCTTAAAGTACAAGATGTATGGTACGAAGGAACCTAGAATAAAAAGTTATGGTTGGGAACAATGTCCTAGAGAACTTTTTACCATTACTAAATATCAAATTGAATTATTAAAACAAGTTGGAATACCCAAATCTAACATAGTTTGGGGTGCTCAAATTTCTAATTTAATTGGTTCTACCAAAACATCTAACAACCTTTTTACATGAACACGCATGAATCATTTTCTCATAGTCTAGTTGCTAGTAAATTGTGGCTGTGCGAAAGACTAGAACAGGCTCTTGATAATGAAAGTATCAGAAATCCTGCAGTTAACATATTAGCAAGTTGGGACAGTTTGTTAGCATTTATGATGCTGACAAGACGACCTAGATTCTATGGTGTTGTTAATTCGTATGACATTGATCCGGTATCAACTATCAACGCAAACAAATTGTGCGACCATTGGTTGTTTGAATATCCAAAAGTTTATAACCATACAAGAGACATAAACACCCTTGACTTTAATAACACCGGAAGTGAATCTATCTTCATCAATTGCAGTGTTGACCAATTAGATAACACAAGTTGGTATGATGTTATACCTGACAACAGATTGGTGTGTTTTCAATGCACAGACTTGCCAATTAATACTAATGATTGGGATATAAAGCAAAGTTATGCTGACATGTCAATGTTTACCGAAACATATAAAGTTCGCAGATTGATTTACTGTGACTCAATCAACATCAACTATGAGCATTTAAAATTCAAACGACACATGATGATTGGTATCAAGTAGAATCTTTCATATAATATTTTTTAGCATATACCCCTAGTGTTCCCATGTACGGGTCACCTTGGTTGAATATGTTAGAAAAATCTTTTTTCAAGTAATTCATTGCATCAGAAAAGTTTAATGCGCTTTGCCATTTGGCACTTAATGCAGTTTCAAGTACACGTTGTAGTGCAGGTTCACGGCCGTTTAACTTGTGTTTACTCTTACCATTTTGAATAGATAACTCAACATTCCAAGCTTCACCTCGGCCAGATCCTATACAAAAGTCATCATAGTATTCACTATGACTATTACCGCAATACTCTTTTAGAAACTCTTCGGTTATCGTATTAGTATTCTTAACATTATTAGATGTTTTAATAGCAAATGATGTTACCGGAGCTCCTAGTGTGCTATTAATCAACGGATCAAGCTGTTCAGGTGTGTAAATTAATTTACCGTAGTTTCGTTCAATATGATTCAACAACATCCAAGACTGTTTAACATGCATTTTTGGCATGTCCGGAGCATAGTAAAAGTACTCAAGATTAGGAATATCACTAATGAATGTTTCCAGTGTCTTATCAATAATAGTCGAATAATACTTACCGTCTTCAATTAATAGTCTTGGTTTATCAACTCCCAATATTAAACCATGACTAGGTTCATCTGCATGTAGTATTTTCTTTACATAATATTTGAAGTCACTTGGTTGAAAGTAACCGTGTACCAATGCAGTTGATGTGTCTTCAAGCCAGTCATCCTTGTAATATTCATCAAATTTGTCAGGAGATACTCCTACTGTTTTAACTTGTGTGTTAGGATAAACACGAATAAAATTCATTACCTGAGGATAGATATAGTTAATTAATTGAAACTGTCTTTCAGGATTAGTTGCATAGTCAACTAAAATGATTTCGTCAAGTGGAATTTTAAAGTGGTAAAAGCAACGTAGCACATGGTGACTATCACGACCAGCACTATAAAACAAACTAAGTTTCTTGTACCGCTGTCGCAACATCATGCATCGCTCATAACACATGCGATCCCATGACTCTATTGGTTCAGTAGTCCAATCCATCTTATCATATTCTTCTTCATAAAAATAGAAGTGTGGCTTTGTACCTATTTTTGCAGCGGCTCTCCAGGCATCAAATTGACTAGAAGTTCGTTGACCATCAACTATCCAATGCGGTAAATAAGACATTATTTTCCTGTAGTATTTTTTACAATTTGTCTAACTTCTTCAGTTGACAATGAGACCGGGTAAGAACCAATCTTTTCCAATTTTTCAATGATTTCTTTATCTTTGTTGCAAGTATGAATAACGTTTACAATCATTTGTTCTTTGTCCTTTGGTGTAGTAGGCAATGTACTCAATACAATTCCTAATGGCATCTTTCCCAATTTAGGAGAATATTTTTCTATATTAGAATGATTATACTTGATAGCCGTGCTTTTATCTAATGTACTGGTAAAAATTTCTAACTTTTCTCCCTCAACCAAAGCTTTTGTACCCATAAATGTATCACTAGAAAAATCGATTGTGTCACCGATCACATCCGAAATTGCGCCTACATTATTTTTGTAGGGAATAATTTGATATGGAATCTTTAAATCAATAAACAACTGTTCAGCGATATATGTCCCCGACAAGAATGAAGATCCTATATTAATTGGTCTGATTTTACTTAATTCTCTGATATCATTAATGGATTTAAATTTACCTTTTTTTGCTACAATGGCAACAGGTCCTGCATTAGTATAAGTTAAGGGATGTATGTCTTCAAGCAAATCGATTCCTGGAAATTTACTAAGCATGTTCAATCCGAAATTACCTGCAAGTACATGTGTTAATTGAGGGGTATCTACTGCCTGTTGAAATGCTTTGATTGCGACAAGACCGTCGGCCCCTGGTTTAAACTCTTTTAATACTAATAAGTTTTGAGTTTTAATGCAAGGTGCATATGTATCTAATGCTGTATCTGTGCCAGAACCTGGGCCTGTAGACAGAATAAATTTCAAAGTGTGTTGTTGGGCATTAGCGATACCAAACGCTAAAAATAATAATGCTAATAGTTTTTTCATTAAACTATTTATTGAGAGATAAAGCTCACTTTAGATTTCCTAGTAGCGAATTAGTACGTCAAGCCAGCAGCCGGCTACACCGCGGTAACGAGTACCGGTCCTAAGGTGTGTTTTTACCAGAATGAGGTATTCTCATTCAATTCATGTTTGTCAAATCTTGCTAATCTTTTTAGAAAGTCATTTGTCTTTTCAGTAATAACTCCTGTCAATTGAAATGTAACTCTTGGATTATGTCCTGCATTAGCGGTACAGTGAGGTATATTCTGCCAATCAAATGTTGTCACATCTCCGGCACGCCATTGTTGATGTTGGTAGTTTCCATAACTCCAAAAATGACCCTGTTCCCAATCATTTAATGCAATCATAACACGCATAACACGCCATGGCTCTTCGGGTGCCCATTTTTGTAATTTGTCAATGTGCATAGTCCATGCTTCGCCGGGCATCTGCACATGTATCCTTTCCATGCAGTCATCCAATGCAAACAACTCACTAATCTTTTTCAAGTTAGGAGTCAATTTCCAATTCATATGAGTGATAACTGATTTTGTATCTACGCCGGCACGTTGTAAATCATATTCTTCTGCTAATAAATCTTCTCTAGGTGGTAACACACCTTCACCCTTGTAACCACGAGTTTCCCACGTTGCTGGTTTTGATGTTTCTACCGCATGTTTAACATCTTCGCTATAGTCAGCAATTATTCTACCCAATCTTGTTACTTTGTCAACTTGCGGGTCGTTCTTAAAATTATCAAAGTGATAATTACTTTTTGCTTTTGTTGTGTCCCAACTACTAATCATAGTGTGTCCTTTATTCCACTTACTTTTCTTACAAGACTATCTAACTCTTGTCTTTCAATACTTTTAAAATATTTGCTATTTGCATCTTCTGCTAGTATATTATTTACTCTAGGATCGTCATATGCTATAGGAAAGTCTAACTGCTTAGATAATCTTTGTAAATATTTACCCTTATACAAATACAATAGTTCTTGGCTTATAAATACTGGATCCAATGTCATTAGATACTCAAGCGGTTCATCAAAGTCGGATAAACTAACTCTGTCTCTTACCCTACATTGTTGATGCTTTAAAATATTTTGATCTCTGCCAATGATTGCTATTTTGACTTTGATACCAAAGTTTTCTAGTGTCTCAACGAATTGTTTGTATTTAGGTATTGTAACAACACCGTGATTTGCGTAGGGGCAACTGATGCTTGTTACATAGTTATCGCAGGTTGACCAATCAATACTATGAATAAGACTGGGTGTGTTCCAGCATTCACTAAATGGTTCATGGTCATGAGCAATCCAATACTCATTAAGTAACTCTCTCCAGCCATACACTTGTTTATGTAATGCCATTACTTTACTGAACACGTGATTGCCTGACCCTTGCGGACCGGTGATAATCAACATTTGTTTCATATCACAGTCACTCTTACATCAGACACACCATAGTCTTGATAATAATTACTTGGTGGTAGTTCTATATTTAGCATCTTGCAAAGCATATGATTAGTTAATGGAACACCTCCAGGATACTTATAATTAGCTTTGACAATACCCTGATTCTGTTCTTTAATCTTTTCAGCCATTACTTTCAAGTTCTGATAGTATATACTATAGTCAGGGTATGTAATGTCAAAGTGACCGCACTTGACCCACCACCCTAAACACGCATCATCAGGACGATGCACTAACACGATAGGACAATCAGGCCATGTTTCTTTGATATAATCAATGTGATTACTAAACACGTGTGACTTGATGATTCTAACACCGTCACCGGTGAATGCTTCATCAAAGTCACGCTCTAATGTTTCTTTGTCATACATCGGTAAACGATGAAACAGTTTACCAAACTCCATACCAGGATCATAGTATGCACCCAAATGCATTAAATCCAACTTACCACTTGCATCGTGATAATATGTTCTTGCATCACTATAGTCTGATTGGTCAACACTGGGACTATAATAAATGTTTTTAACTACACTGCTCCATTTACTGCCAGGAGCACCTGCAACGAATATATACTTCATTTAATCTTTCGACAAGTCAATCTTACTTAGTACAGGCAAGAAGCTTGCTCTTAATTCATCCATATGCTTTTTCAACCCTGCAGGTGTAAGTTCATCTTCTGCATAGAAAATAACATTAGCATCAATGTATTCTTTGTATTCACTGCTACGAACTGCCTTACTAAACTGTTGTTGATACCAAGCAACAATCTCTTTATCTGTTCCAGGTGGTAATTCAATACTCCATGCGGCATATACATTGATACCCGGAGCAACAGTGTTTAGTAAAGGAACATCAGGGAACTGAGGCATCTTACGTGTGCCAGTGAATCCAATTGGTTTAACTTTACCACCTTCAATCAATGGCTTAGCAACTGCGATAGGCATAATACCAAACTCAGTACCTGTCTTACCATCATACTGCGCTACACTAGTAACTGCTGGCAATGGACCGTTGAACTTGATACTTTTAACAGTGTCTTTGTTTCCATTACCCTTATCCAGTAGATACTCAAATGCTGTTCTATGTGCTCCACCGCCAATAGCAACGTTGATGTTTCTGCTTGATTGAATATATTTGATAAACTCTTGCGGTGTGTTAATTCCACTCTTTACACTAGCAACTAATACTAGAGGACTCTTTCCCATTGTCAATACGTCAATGAAGCTGTCGTAGTTATACTTCTTAATATTCTTTTCCCAAATATCATTGGTTACATATGAACTCATATGACTTGGTAGATTGATAGTGTATCCGTCATTAGGAGCTTCTAAAAACTTGTTGTTGGCAATGACTGAATCAGCACCCGGAATATTTTGTACTACATAAACAAACTTTGGATTAGATTTTTGTACAATCTCTGCTAGTTTACGAAATGCCATTTCGTTACCAGCACCGGGTGTGTTACCAATATACACTTGCACTGGTTTGATTGGTTCCCATGCAAATGATAACACGGGTAATACTGCTAGTGTGAGTGTTGCTAAAAGTTTTTTCATCGTTCCTCCTAATATAAATATGATGACAGAATATTTATGCCATTTGCATAAAAATTTATAAAATATAGAAAAATTCTCAATGAACACTAAAATTTTTAAACTCTTACAAGAAAATTTACAGCTTGCGTTTAATTTACCCAAGTACTCTAAAATTTCTATAGACGAACAAACTATCGTACAAGACCTACCTTGGACACCCGCACGATATCGTAAATTCAAAGATATAGTTGAAGCAGAATTAAGTCTACCATGCGACTATGTAGGTACACTTCGTTCTATTACTGACGATTTGTCAGAACGTTATATCCTACGATTCTTTGGAGAGATTTGGAAACCAAGAACAGGTGACTATGAACATACTGGTTGGGAACTTGCAGATGAGGTCAACAAACTAAATCCAGAAAAAGTATTGGATGTTGGTTGCGGTTATCACCCATTCAAAGGTCGCATTCAAAATTTGATTGGCATCGATCCATATAATAATCAGGCTGATTATGAAGTTGATATATTAGAGTATAAAGTTAAACCAGAATCACATGATGTTATCATGGCTCTTGGATCAATTAATTTTAATTCACGTGATGAAATTGAAGCACGATTTGAACATTGTGTCAATCTATTAAAGAAAGGCGGGAAGTTTTATCTACGTGCTAATCCAGGTATCCCGCACAAGACAGGACCCTATGTTGATATCTTCCCTTGGAGTTTTGAAGTTGTAAATGAGTTTGCTGAAAAATACAATCTTAACTTAGATACTTTTAAGAAAGACAACAACGATAGATTATATTTTGTGTACACAAAACTATAGCCAAAAAAATAGACCCCGAAGGGTCTATTTTGTTATTGGACTACTGTCCATTTGTGTGTGAAAGGCTTGCCCTCTGCGCGGTGCTTGAAGATTTTCTGAATCTCTTTTATAAAAAGATTCTTTTGCTTTTCCACATCGTGAGTAAAACAAGCACGATAAGTTTTTTTAATTAACTTTTTTTGTTTCATGGCTTATTTCTCCTTGAATAATATTTATGCAAAAACAGTATAAACAATATATATAGTTTTTACATTGTAGGGCCATTGCCACTACGCATACCAACTGTGCCACCTTCTGCCTCAATACGCTTGATAACGTCTTCAAATAAGATAGGCGTAAAGTCAGTTTGTTCAACACATACGCAATGATAACGAACATCGTTTTCAGTACTGTATAATGTTGCTCCTGTCTTAGCATCAATACCTCTAGCCTTCTTCACTCTACCTGAATGTAAGTGACCATGAATGTTGACACCAAAACGACCTAAGCTAGCTTCATGTAATGGGATATGACTTAATATCATTCCGTTCATTACATGATACGCACGTAATTCACGGAAGTATAATCTATACTCATCATCACGGAAGATATCATGGTTGCCACGAATTAACACCTTGTCACCGTTTAATCGAGACATTGTTGCTAATGACTTCTTGTTGATAACTACATCACCTAAGTGATATACTTTGTCATTAGGACGTACTCGGTCGTTCCAGCGACGGATCATTTCTTCATCCATCTCATCTGGATCAGTCCATGGTCGAATCTTTGTGACTCCATCGCTCTCTGTGAATTTACACACTCCAGCATGACCAAAGTGTGTATCACTTGTTAAAAACACTGCTGGCATTATACCCTCTCTTTCTTCACTCGCCCAATGCGTGACGCCTTGTTCCAATCGTATGCAACACCATCTGGGCACTTGCCGTCTTTTACGCTATCAACACCAAACATACCACATACTTCAAAATTGTCTCCTACGATAGAAACAAATTCGTTTAATGACTTAGCATAATCCATTGCTGAATTCAAGTCTACGAATTCTAATTCTTTTACTTTAAACATCTATATTCCTAAAAGTTCGCCAATCATCAATGTTTGGCTTTTCATTCTCATCATAAGTCCAACCCAATGCCTTCATCATACGATGCTTGACTAACAAGTTAGGACTGCGAAATCGACCAACATCATCAAAGCCCATCATGACACCAACTTCACATACTGCACCGCTGCGACAGATACCAGCAAAGCAATGAACAACCACGTTCATCCTATTGTCTTTGGCATGTTGTAGTAGTCGAACCAATTCGTTTGCTTGTTCTTGACTGCACTTCATTTCCTCTTCCAACACTTCGTCTTTTTCTTCTACGTCCAAGAATTCAAAGTTATGGATCTCTTTGAACTTGTGAGCAGGAGTTGGTCTCCAGCTTGCGGGATCTGTAATGCTAATCAGCATACTATTCTCACCGGCATCGTGATGAAACCTCTTTGGGATATCATCAGCCGCTACATTCTCTATCCACATGTTTAACTCCTTAATAATGTATTATACAATACTTTGGATTATTAGTCAACCTTGGGCAAGGATGCTATAATTATGTTTAACCAGCGATTGTATATTTCTGTGTTCAACGGAGTATCAATCCATTGTTGTAGTTTTTCTATTAATTTACCTTCTAATATATCCTTTAAGGATATAACCTTACATTTGCCGTATTCTTTAGCTTGCTTAACTCGATTAATTCTACGTTGTACTTCCATTTCATCAAACGGTGGATGAAATTTTGGTAATATTATATGGCATCTTTCCATACACCATTTAGCATACTTATATTCAGAATCATCAATTAAAATTGGATCTGTCATATGCTGTAATTCTATTGAAAAATCATGACTGAATGTTGCGGCAATATATTGTTTTTCTATTTCTCTCATATACTCAGTTTTATTAAAATCATTATATAATATGGTAGCGCCTGGGTTTTGATATTGTCCTGTAGTTATGAAATGATTGTTTACATTTTGAATAAGCTTTAATTTTAATTCCAACCTTAGTGAATTTTTTATACTTATATCTATATTGGTAAATTTATAATCTTTTGAATCTATTACTGCGGCTACCATATCACCGCCTGCACCTGGATTATATATAATATTATACATTTAAATTATCATTTTATGGGAAAAGGTGTTGTATTTCTACAACACCTTTAGGGGTTACGTTAGCACTTTAACATGCATAACGATAGTTCATGATGGTCTTCATCATGATACCTTCTGGGGTGAACTCAGAAGGATCTGCACCTAGCAAACTTGCCATGATGCTTGGGCTAAAGCCAGAGACTAAAGCGGCACCACTCTTGTCTGCCTTGACAGGAGCGTTACCGCTACTGTTCAAGTTCCAGAACACTACGCTAGGCGCAGTGTAACCGGCTTGTGCATACTTGCGTTGGATCATTTCCATTGCAGAATCATCATGTGTGACACATGAATTGAATTGCATGTCAGAAAGGATCAATAACATCTTAGGCATGTCACTTTCAGGAACGTTGTTCTTGATTGCAACACTTAGGATCTTGTCCATAGCCTTGTGCAAGTTTGTGTCCATTGCCCACTTAGATTGAACCATTTGGTTGATCTTTTCAACAATGTTACCCTTTAGAGTAACCAATTCAGGAGTACCACTGAAAGTCAAGAATGTGTCCTTGAACGCACCCTTGTTCTTGTCAGCTAGGTACAAACCAAGTGACACACTAACGTCCAAACATGTTACACTACCAGTTCCACCTGCTGGGCAAGTCATAGAACCAGATACGTCTACCAATGGTAGAATGTTTGCATCGTTCATGTAGTTAGGCAATGCATCCCACTGTGCGGTCACATGATCTAATTCGGTCTTACCCAAAGTAGAACGACCATACGGAGAGATTAAACCCTTCAAGACTTCGTGAGGGAACACTGCCGAAGCATTGACCTTCACAGTCTTGTCACCACTCACCAACTTAGCCACATATTCAGCGAATGTCACAGAATGACGGTTGAACGCCTTCTTGTAGATTCGTGATGCCTGTGAAGGCACATGTGAATAGTTGATGTTGTCCCAGTCGTTGGCACACATTTGTGTTTCAACAACCTTTGTAAGAGCCACAAGACTCTTACGGTATTGCTTAGGACTCATACCGAAGAATTCACGGATTTCACGTGCTACTTCGCCCTTACGAGGAGTCCACTTAGCTGCTAGTCCATTCTTTGCACGAAGGTTGTCACCTAGCAAAGTATATGCCTTAGCCTTAAGATCCTTGTCCTTGAAGACAAATAAGTCATCGAAACGACCTACTTCAGGAATCTTAACTAGTAGTCGTGCTGCCGCTTCTGGGTCATGCTTTTCCAAGTATGACAATACATCACGGAACAGTTGACGTTCACCTGCACCACCACGTGCGTCACGTGCCCACAAAGCCACACGCAGTGCGAGTTCCTTGTCTTGCACATAGGCAGCAGTAAATGCTGGGATGATGTTCTTACCACGGCTTGCGCCGATGTTGTAGAACAAATCAACAACCGAGTTAGCAGTTGACTTACGAGCCTTCATACCGTTTGTGGTACGGGCTTCTTGATTTGCGATTGCGTTTACAAATGCGTTCATTTTCTTTTCCTTTATCAGAATGTGTTTTATTTTCGATATGCTTGAAATTTAAAAGTTGCTGTTAACATTCTATGAATACAAACAGGTTAGTTGTTGACTGCTTTTATTTTACACAGGCCATCACTCTGTGCTTGTTAGTCCTGCTTCAATAGATACCTTCAACGCTAGATAGTTTTACCTATTTCGCTCCAGTAGTCTACCACGGTGTCTAACAGTTCATAGTATTATGAAGTTGCTGTACCTAACCTTTAATTAATCATTCAATACATGTATTGTATCACAGTATTGAATTATTGACAATTGCTTTTGGGCAATGTTCTTGGCGGAAACTGTGAGATTCGAACTCACGGACCTTTATGATCGGCAGTTTTCAAGACTGCTGGTTTAAACCACTCACCCAAGTTTCCATTTTGGCATCCCGGGTAAGCCTCGAACTTACAACCCCTGGTTTTGGAGACCAGTGCTCTGCCAATTGAGCTACCGAGATATGTTTATGCGTTTTTTCTAATACGCTTGAGGTATTCTCTACCTACAAGACCTTTTTCAATTTCTTGAAGTGCAGTAACCGTTGGACCTGCTTTTGTTACAAGCTTAGGTTGATGTCCTCGCTTTAGTTCTCTTACACGCTGTGATGCAATGAGTACTAAATCAAATCGATTACCAACCATAAGTGCGGCTTCTTCACTTGTATACCTTGCTCTGCTTTCAGTCATATTTTTCCTTTAAATAAAAGTTGCTTTGCGTCATTGAAATAAATGTTACCGGGTGTTGTTGACCTTAGTGTCAGTACAATTCTTTCGTTTGTTGAGGTTCTGTTATCCCAATCATGAAATATATCTGTATTAAACAGTATGCATTCATTTGGTTTTGCAATCATACTTTTTATGGGAGTATGATTTTCTTTTTTAAATCCATCAAGTTCTCTTGAGAATTTTTCTAAATGTTTTATAGAAGGATAATCTTTTAAATCATCATCACTATACCAACTAGTAACACACTGGTCATCTAAAATTTTAATGGTATAGTTAATACTGAATCTATGATTAGGTCCATCTTTATGAGCAGGATAATATAATTCAGGATCAGATTTAAAAAAACTTACTCTATTGGGATTAAGAATTATGTCTTTAGACACATCTGCACGATTCAATATTGTTTGACCAAAAATAGAATTTAATTTACGATGTGTAAATTTAGCATATACTTTATTTACATTATCTTCCCAATTATATTTGTCGTAGACATCCAATGCGTACAAATTAAATTCAGTTAATCCTTTGTAGGTAAATCTAATGTAATAAGGACTACAGTCTTCAATAATTTCGTATTTCATGATGTTTACTGGAGCGGGAAATCGGGTTCGAACCGACGACCTAGTGCTTGGCAAGCACTCGCTCTACCAACTGAGCTATTCCCGCATATTCTTGGTACATCGACACGGTTTCGAACCGCGGACCCTCTCCGTGTAAAGGAGACGCTCTACCCCTGAGCTATCGATGCGTATTTTTATTTAGCCCCCTTGAGTGGAGTCTTTAATTTCTGTCTGACTAATAATATCATCAAACGCTTCATCTTCATTTTGTTGATCCTCAATTATTCTTGGATCAGGCTTACGAAAGATTCTATCGTAGTTGTTTGCGTATTCGTCTTGACTGACACTATATGGTCTTGGACTAGAACCTTTACTCACTTCTTATCCCCTCTGCCTCCGGGTGTTCGTAGTCCTTCTTGTGCAACTTTAGCATAACTACGAATAAATGCTCCACGCTTATGTGGGTCAAGAATGGTAGCTGCCGAAATCTTTACTAGCTTACCGACTTTAACGGCTTTTGGATCATAACCTCTACATGTCATACTATCTTCCTTTGTTAAAAACTTGGTCGGAGTAGTAGGATTCGAACCTACGACCCCCTGCTCCCAAAGCAGGTGCACTACCAGGCTGTGCTACACTCCGATATTAATCTATTCTTTCAATTCCTAATTTATACCATTGACTCAGTGAATTAGAATCAGTCAAATCCTCTTTAATCCATTCTATAAATACATCATGGTTCTTGCAATATAATCCATAGTATGGAACATATCCAAAAGAATAACGACCTCTTCTTTGTCCTCTTTTCAATCCTATATCATTACAATTAATATGTTTGGGGTGCCTGCACATTGTGTTATAGAATGATTGCTCAACATCATTCAGTTTGTCTATCTCTTTGCGTAAACGCCACGTTTCCATATTAAACTCCGATTAAACTGGATGCGGGTGACAGATTCGAACTGCCGATGCTCCTGGCTTATGAGACCGAAGTGGTGACCAACCCTACCCGCGTAATATTGGTGGAGGATAACAGAATCGAACTGTTGCGAAAACCTTGCAAAGGTCCCAGGCTACCATTACATCAATCCCCCATATAGAAACACACTTGATATAGTAGCAATGCTATCACGGATGAACCCGAGTTTAGTCAAATATGTTTTTATATGGTGCCCAGGGCGAGACTCGAACTCGCAAAATTCGGCTTCTAAGACCGACACGTATACCAATTCCATCACCTGGGCGTTATAATATAACACACTACGAATCTCTTTCTAAGTTATGTGCCTAGCGAGTATTCCAATTGTGTTCGTGTAATGTGTTATATTATAACAGATAATTATTTATCTGTCAAACTGTTTTGGGTAACTGTTTGGTGCTGATGGCGAGATTTGAACTCACGACCTCTATCTTACCAAGATAGTACACTACCACTGTGTTACATCAGCAATTTGGAGCGGGGTAAGAGAATCGAACTCTCAGCATTAGCTTGGAAGGCTAAGGTATTACCACTATACGAACCCCGCATAAATATATTTATGTTACACTATTTTTCTGTAAACTTAAATCTAAACCCTCTTCGTGAGGGCATAGACATAAATTCATATGGAAATAACCGCCGCACTAATATTCCATTAAACGATATAAATGATGAATTAGTATCGTTCATACAAAAACTAAATTTAAAAATTGTAACAGCAGAAATATTCTACACAATACCATTTTCTACTACTGTAATACACGTAGATCGTTATGGCGGTGATTATACTAAACTGAATTACATATACGGTGGCAAAAATAGTCTTATGAATTGGTATAAACAAAAACCAAACGTAGTAAAAGAAATTAATAAAAGCAAAGATTATATTGCATTTGTACCGGATGAAGTTGAGTTAATTGACAAACAGTCATTACCATTCTCTAGCATCCTACAAGCCGGTGTACCTCACAATATAAATAATTTTAGTGAAAAGAGATATTGTCTTAGTTTAGTCATAAGTCGTATGGATAATTCTAGATTAACCATGAATGAATCTATTGAAATATTCCAACCATATCACATATAAATTTATGTATACCTATGATGCATTCACTAAGACAGGTATACAAATCCATTTGTCAATGAGTACCGACAACACATGTTACATTTATGTCAATGATATTTATAACAATACATTGACCATGAAATTCTTTACTGACATGGAGTCAGCAATAGAGTTTATTCACTCCTTTTAAATTGGAGCAACGGGTCAGATTTGAACTGACGGTTTTACGGATTTGCAATCCGTTGCATTGGGCCGCTCTGCCACCGTTGCATATAAATACAGTATGAATATCAAAGACTGTACCGATGCTGTTGAAAAAATATTGCGTCAACATGCACGTAACTACAAAGATAGCCACGAACAAATGTTATATGAACGTGGATATCTTACTGGTCTTATCGCAAGACTAATGCTCACAGACCCTATACTACGTAGGGATCTTGAAGAATTAATCAAGAATAAGAAGTGATTGGTGGAGACGGTGAGATTCGAACTCACGGAGCCACTTGCGTGACTCGACAGGTTAGCAACCTGCTGCCTTCGGCCACTCGGCCACGTCTCCAAACTCGTCAAACAACTTTACCCTAGTCTTACCGTTGCTAGTGTTAAAAGTTGCTTTTCCTGGCCTCAGTCTGAAACTAAAACCATTTAATTCAGAATTTATTTCACTCTTATGGACATAAACTACTTTGTCTACTTCAGGACAATACACTGCCCATCCGTCAATAACAGATAAGTCCATCGGAACCTTCTTGCTATTGACTACTGAATGAAATCCTACGTCAATTTTATCTCTGACTGTAGTTCTATATTTAATTTGAAGTTTTAATAACTGCGAATCTTTATTCATTACAATCAAGTCTACTTTGCTATAATCATGGATAGGTGTAAAACACTCGTATCCTTTTTTAGTCAAATCTCTGATTACCTCAATGAGACCTACAGCACCTTTTTCATTTACATTCATATTATTCTCCTATGAATGTATTTATGCTACAGTTGCATAAACTGCTGCTTATTAATACTTGGTGCCTCCACCTGGACTCGAACCAGGAACCAACGGATTATGAGTCCGCTGCGCTAACCAATTGCGCTATAGAGGCTTTGTTTGGTGCGGGTGACTGGACTCGAACCAGCACGCCTTTCGGCGGGAGATTTTAAGTCTCCTGTGTATACCATTTCACCACACCCGCATTTTATTGTATAACACTATTATATATCACAATGTGTTTGTTGTCAATGAATTTGTAAGTAGTATCACCATCGTTATTGACACCATTCACCCATTTATATAAAGCCGGCTGGGACTCGGTACGTTACTTGGGATACTAGTCCAGTATAGCCTCCAATTGGCCTGCGCACAGTGGGAATCGAACCCATTAACCTTCTACTATATCAGTCCTTCGAAGAAACCTTTATAGCGTGACATTCTCTTGCTAACACTTACAAAACTTGGCGCACCGCACGGGATTCGAACCCGTGATCTCCGCCGTGACAGGGCGGCGCCTTAGGCCAGACTGAGCTAGCGGTGCATGAATTTGCGATAGTTTCTATACGTACCCATTGAAACTAACAAACATTGAGTGTATTGCTACACTGTTCGGCTTGGTGGAGACGACTGGAGTCGAACCAGTAGTGCCTTTCGGGCGGCGGATTTACAGTCCACTGGGGTTACCAATTTTCCTACATCTCCAAATTGTGGTACTCGGTAGGGGAATCGAAC